GCCTGATTTGGCCTGCGCAGCACGCTGGGTGCTGTACGCAATGGCTACGGCCTGATTTTGAGGCTTTCCAGATGCCATTTCAGCCTTCACGTTCTTGCGGAAGGCCGTCGGAGACGCTGATTTGACGAGTGGCATGGCTACTTGCCCTTTTTTGCCGTCTTGGCCGACTCTTTGAAGGCTTTGGCCGTCGGGGCACCCGTTGTGCCCGGTTTGCGCATCTTTTCGCCGCTGCCAGCAGCAATTCGCTCACGCTTGGCGTGGATATTTGCGTACAAACCCGGTTTTGTAGCCATTACGCCCCCATCCAACTGGCCGACATTTGGCCTCTGTCGCGCATTGTAACGGTGCGGGCGCGTTCGACATACTCGCGACTGGCCAGCGGATAGGCGAACGTAACCGCCAGCGCGTCTGCGGCGTCAGGAGAGGCCAATCCGCGTGATTTCATGTCCTTCTTCGACTCCAGAAAGATCGTGCCGCTTGAGTCGGGCTTGGTCTTGGGGCCTGTCAGGTCCGCTTTGAGCTGCCGGTCGTTGGGCATGGACCCTGACTTGATCCACTCGCGCATCGCGCCCCACATCTCCGCGCGCTTGTTGCCCCACATGATGGTGTTCTTGGCCTTCCAGCCAAAGTTCACCCCGCGCACCTTATACCGCTGCTCGGTCAGCCGGTCAAGTATGCCGTACCCCAGCCCGCCCTCATCCAGCACCACCAGCGCCGGCTTGAACTCCTCGATCGCCTCAATGACGTGCCCCACCACCGTCATCGTGTCGTCGCCCCGATAGCGCCGGATGGCCAGCAGGTCGCGCCCTTGCCTGGCCACGATGACCGTCGAGTCCGCGCCGCTGCGCGCCGGGTCCACACCCAGCACGACAGGCGCGTCTGGGTTCTTGTAGCGCGGCCGCTTGAACGCCTCGTCCACCAGCCGCGGCGGAATGAACTGCTCATCGCCGGTGCTGGGGAACTCGCCGTAAACCTCAATCCGGGCCTGCGAGCTGTCTTCGCCGTACTCCGCAATGATCTGCTCGTACACCGCCTTGTCGGTGTCCTCCACCGTCCTGGCGTCGATCTGCCGCGTGTTCCAGAAGTCCCGCTTGGCGTTGAAGCACTCGTAGAAGTACCCCTGGTTGCGCCGCGGGTTGCTGAACGCGCACCAGAACCGATGCGGCGTGTTCTCAGTAAAGAAGCCCTGCGCCACGTCCCAAATCGTGTCCGGTATGCCGGACGCCTCGTCAAAGATCAGCAGCACGCCGTCGCTGTTGTGCAGACCAGCGTACGCGTCCGGGTTCTCCTCCGACCACAGCCGACCCTCCGCACCCCAGTACCGCGTGCCCTTGCGCAGGTCGCGCTCCACCAGTTCGCTCAACCACTTGGCCGGCGTGATCCTTGTCGCGCTGATCTCCCACCAGTGGCTGCTGATCAGCATCGCCAGCCATTTTGTGATCTCGGCCCAGGTGATCGACCGAAGCTGCGCTTCGCTGTTGGCCGACACGATGACGCTGGCGCCGATGCGCGTCGTCAACATCCACAACACCAGCCAACTGACTAGGGCCGACTTGCCGATGCCGCGGCCAGACGCCGTGGCCATGCGCAGCACCTGGTACGCGTCGACCGTTTGGTTCTTGGCGATGTGGTCGCGAATGTCGCGCAGCACCTGACGCTGCCACCCGCGCGGGCCCTTGTGCCTGGCCAGCGGCGTGCCCTGCTCACCCCAGGGAAACGCAAACAGGACAAACTTCTCAGGGTCGTTCGCTATAGACGGACTCCAGAGCCTGGCCATTAACGCCTGCTCTTGATCCGCCGAAAACCGGGGCTCTTGCATCCGTCACCTCTTCTACTGTTTCTAGAACGCGCGACTCGGCCTGCGCCAGCGCCGCCGTGATGCTGATCTGCTGCGCCACGTTGACCTGCACCTGCTGCTTGGCCACCCAGTCGTGCTGGTGCTTGAGGATCATCTCGGCCGCCTTGGTGTCGCCCGCAACGGCGGCCGCGTAGATGACGCCGCTCAACTCCATCTCGGCGTCAGCGCGGCCTTTGAGTTCGGCCATCTCGACCAACGGGTCCAACGCGCGCAACTGTTGGTATTCCCCAGGCTGCAAGTCACAAGCCGCGGCCAGTTTCTCGCCGCGCAGGCTGCGCTTGGCGGCGTTGTAGATGCGTGTGAGCACGGCCTCTGTAGCCTTGACCTCGCGCGCTGTCAACGGAAACGACTTCATGCGCGGATCATATTTGATTGGGTGCGTGACTGCAAGAAGTTGCCTGACAGTGTTTTGGCCATATAAAAAATTGTTTGTGGCCCCTTCGTTTGCGCGGGCCCAACCGCTCGGCCCTCCCCTCCCCCCATCGGCCGGGCAATAAGCACAAACCCTAATACTCCCAAGATACTCGCCACATACTCGCTGCACATACTCCTGGCCAGGCGCTGACATACTCGCTGGACATACTCGCTGGACATACTCGCACCAGGCCGGCGCACATACTATCGACCAGGTCGAGTGACCAGGTCGACCAGGTCACCACCTGGCGCACCAGCTGGCGCACCAGCTGCGTGCTGGGTGGTCTGGGTTGTTTGCATCTACATACAAACATCGCCAGGCCGCGCGAGCTGCGCGCGCCAGGCCTGGCCCGAGCTGGCAGCTCTGGGCGGTTTGGGCGGTTTTAAAAACCACCCAGCCAGGCCGTGAGCTGGCCAGAGCTGCGCGAGCTGCGCGAGCTGGCCAGGCCGTGAGCTGCCAGCTCTGGGCGGTTTTCAAAACCGCACATATCACCCAGACCAGGCCGGCCAGCTGCGCGAGCTGGGCGCGCTGGGTGATTCTGGGTGGTCTGGGCGGGTTTTTTTAGCCCATTTAAGTTGCCCCCCCACAATGTTGGAGCGTCGACGCGCGGCCTGGCAGAGCTGTAAGAAAATTCCTTACACAATACACTTTAAGACTTTTGTTTTCTTACCAAAAACCACCCAGACACCACCCAGCTCTAGGGAAACCTGGCGTGCGCACCACCACCCAGACACCACCCAGCGCGCGCCCAGCGCACCACCCAGCGCGTATTGACCAGCTGCAAGACATTCCCTTACACTTGAGGCCCCGGCCAGGCCTGGCCGACACACTTTGGAGCTGCAACATGGAAGACACACCAACCACCTGGCGCGACGCCCTCGGCGCCGTCATCATCGGCGCGTCACTGGGCCTGTTACTGGCCGCGTTTATTTAATAACCTGGAGTATCAGAATGTCTAATTACCACCTGACGATTAAATCGGCCAACGCCAAAACAGGTCCTATACCTGTCACCACGTCAACGCGCGATAACTGCCCGCCAGACTGTGGCCAGGCGCATATCTGTTACGCCGACACTGGGCCGCTCGCGCTGCACTGGTCGGCCGTCACGGCCGGTACGCGTGGCACCAGCTGGGCCGACCACGTCGCGCAGCTGGCGCAGCTCCCCGACGGCCAGCTCTGGCGCGCCAACCAGGCCGGCGATCTGCCACGCGCGCCAGGCCGCGCGACGATCGACCCGGTAAAGCTTGGCGAGCTGGCGCGCGCCAACCAGGGAAAGCGTGGATTCACCTATTCCCATTGGAAAGACGCTGAATCGATTCGCTGGATACGCCACGCGAACGAATGGGGGTTCACCGTCAATTTGTCAGCCGATAGCCTGGCCGAGGCCGACCAGCTGGCCGACCAGCTGGCCGGCCCTGTCGTGGTGGTCCTGCCGGCCGACCAGGCCGAAAATTTGCGTACGCCGGCCGGGCGCCTGGTGGTGATTTGCCCAGCCACCCAGCGCGATGATGTGAGCTGCGCGAGCTGCCAGCTTTGCCAGCGCCAGCGCGCGACGATTGTCGGTTTCCCGGCGCACGGTACGCGCAAGAATCAGTATCGGACCATTCCCCTGGCCGTGGCCGTATGAGCTGGTCGAATCCAATGCATCACCAGGCCGGCCAGGCCGGCCGCGCGCACCAGGCCGGCCAGGCCGGCCGCGCGCCAGGCGCGCGCCTGTTACCGTCTGATCAGTACCGGGTGTTGCGCGCCAGGCGCGCGCTGGCGGCCGCACCAGGCGCGCGGGGTTACATCGTCCGCCTGAGCTGCGGCCGCGCGCTGGTCACGCTGGAAGGGCACCAGCTCATGCCATAGCATCACCAGGCGCGCGAGCTGGCCGCTAGGCCGATTAAGGGCGCCCACGGGCGCCCTTTCTTTTTCCTGGCCGACCAGGCCGACCAGGCCGACCAGGCCGCGCGCCTGGTGTTTGTATCAACATACAAACACCCGGCCTGGCGGCCTGGCGGCCTGGCCCCTTGATTGACTGTAAAAGATTCCCGTACACTAAACACCTGGTCGGCGATTCCCGCCGGCCGGAATCAACGGACTCACCTGGAGAAAACCACCATGTCCACGCTCATGCAAGCAAACCGCCAATGGTCAACCCGTCCCGCCGAGGAGCGGTTCACGTCCCTGCACGCCATGCAGGCGGCCCTGCACGCGCAGCGTGCCATTAGCCGCGCGGCCGTCGTCAGCTCGCGGCGCCTGCGCGCGGTCCCTGAGGGCCGCGACGGCCTTCTGATTGAGGGCCCCTCGGGCCACGGGTACGCCCCGACTCACTGGTCGTTCGGCCAGCTGGCCGGCCTGGTACAGGCGCCTGGCCAGTACCTGCGCGACCTGCCGGCCGAGCTGGCGGCCGACTGCGTCAACTACGGCCTGCAGGTCACGCGCGACGCCTCGGACATCGGCGTGCTGCTGCGCAAGGACGGCACGCTGGCGGCCGCCACGGGGCCCCGGTACGGCCGGATCTGGAACACCGACATCGTCGACGCCCTGGTCGACCGGTTCGGTGACGGCGCCACGGGCCAGTGGCGCGTGCCTGGCGTGTTCGGCCAGGCCGTGGAGGTGGACTCCCAAAACACCACGCTCTACGCGGGCGACCGCGACATGTTCGTCTTCCTGGCCGATGAGGCCAACCGCATAGAACTGCCCGGCCGGCGCGAGGGCCGCACCGGCTCCCTGGCGCGCGGGTTCTTCGTCTGGAATTCCGAGGTCGGTTCGTCGACGTTCGGCCTGAAGACATTCCTGTACGACTATGTCTGCTGCAACCGCATCGTCTGGGGCGCGCATGAGCTGGAGGAAATCCGCATCCGTCACACAGCCAGCGCGCCCGACCGCTTTCTTGAGGAGGTCACGCCTGCACTGCTGGCCTACGCCAACAGCTCGGCCGGCAACGTGTCCGCCGTGCTGCGCGGCGCCCAGCGTTCCAAGCTGGATAAGGTCGACGCCTTCCTGGCCCAGCGGTTCGGGCCACGCGTGGCCGACCGGATCAAGGCCGTCCACGTGACCGAGGAGGGCCGGCCCATTGAGACCCTCTGGGACGCGGTGACGGGCGCCACGGCCTACGCGCGCAGCATCCCCTGGTCGGCCGAGCGGGTCGAGATGGAGACCGAAGCCGGCCTGATCCTGGACCTGGTCGACGCCTGACGCCACGCGTCGAGGGCCTGGCCGCGGCCGGGCCCTTTGGCGTGGCGCCACGGTGGCACCACGGTAACCCTGGAGTTCAGTACCATGACAACGATCAATCCCCTGGCGGCCGCCCTGGCCGCATTGTTTGACCAGTCCCTGCAGGCCGCAGTGACCAGCTCGCGCGAGCTGGACGAAAACGAGGTGCGCGAGCTGGCGCACCACGCGACGGCTCCCACGGTCGACCGGCTCTACGGCCGCATCGATTCGCAGGCCCAGACCATCACCGAGCTGCTGGCCCGCGTGACGGCCCTGGAGGCCCGCCTGGCCGCCCTGGAGGCGGCGCCAGACTTGCAGCGCTTCGACGATGAGCTGGCCGACCTGGCCGGCCGGGTCAACATTTTGGAGGCGGCGCCCGCCGGCCTGCAACGCTTCGCCGACGGCCGCCCCATCACGGCCGAGAGCATCCGCGAGATCGCTGAGGCCGCGGCCGAGGCCGCGCTCGACGAACACTGCGGGAGCTACGATCACGACGATTACGACGCGCTCCACAACGAATGGGGCAGCGAGGAGGTCTCTGATTTCGTCAAGGATGGTGACATCGAAGACCAGATCGAAGAAAAGGTCAAGGAAGTACTGAACAACGCCACGTTCAGCGTCAGCATTTAACCCCTACGGGCCGGCCACCCAGTATGCGCTGGCGCCGGCCCATCACCTGGAGCATCACCATGATCAATCGATATTTCTGGCGCCTGGAAGACGTCAAGACCGGCGAGCGTGTCGCCCTGCCCCAGCTCTGCGCGGACTTCCGCGGGGAAAGCTGGACCGTATATGACGGCACGCCACCACGCCAGCCAGGCAGCTCTGGCCACGTTCTCGTCAAGGCCGAGGACGATCGCACGCGTGAGTTCTATCCGACGGTCTTCGGCCTGGCCTGGCGCCTGCAGCCCGAGCTGGCCACGGCCGCGCGGATGATGATCGCCCGCGGCGGCAGTTTCGCCGGCCACCTGGGCCAGGCGTACCTGGCGGCCGACACAGACAACACCTGGCGCCTGTTGGAGGCCTTCCCGGACCTGTTCACGCGTTATCTCAACGAGGTGCAAGATGCCGCCGCTGGCCGGTAAGCCCCGCCCCCGGCCGTGGCCCTTCCCGGCCCG